GAAGGTGTCCCATCTAGGAGCACCAATGATGGAGTATTCCGCACCGTAGATACTATTCGGCACGTTTCTTTTAACTTCGGAGACGGAAACAAAGTTGCGTTTGCTGATGGGGTTAATCCCGCACTCTTGTTTGACGGCAGCACATGGACAGAACTGACTGTATCGGGGACGGGAACTGACGACTCGGCCGGCGGCGATCAGTTAGTCAATCGACCTAGCCTTGTAGACGTATTCGAGAACCATTTGTTCCTAGGCGGGGATGTTGGCTCACAGGCCGTAATCGTGCACTCCGCTCCAGAAGACCCCTACAATTGGACCGCCGCGGCAGGCGCTGGGCAGTTGAACGTAGGCTTCGACGTAGTCCAGTTTAAGCCGTTTCGAGATAATCTCTTTGTATTTGGCGGCAACGCAATCAAGAAGGTTACGGCGGAACTGACAGCAGGATTTGTTCTAGATCAGGTTACGTCTAACGTTGGATGCATTGCGGCGAACTCAGTATTGGAGATCGGTGGGGACCTAGTGTTCCTTGCACCGGACGGAATTCGCCCAGTTGCGGGTACAGCCAAGATCGGTGACGTTGAACTAGAGACGATATCTAAGTCTATTCAGTCTATTCTCGTAGACCTTCCAGTGGACTACGACCTAGACAAATTGCTTACGGGCGTCGTTATCCGAACGAAGTCTCAACTAAGATATTTTGTTGGTGACGATGGCCTACAGCAACCCGACAGCATGGGGATCATTGGTGGTCTCCGTACATCTGACCAAAAATTGGGTTGGGAGTTTGGCGAACTACTGGGAATCCGCGCGTCTTGTGCCACTTCCGGATACATCGGCCGTAAAGAGCATGTCCTCCACGGCGACTATAACGGGATCGTTTATCGCCAAGAAGTAGGCAACACGTTCGATGGCAATGGTATCTTGGGTATTTATTCTACCCCGTACTATGACTTCGGAGACACTGAAGTACGAAAAATACTTAGAAAAATTAACACGTTTGTGCGCTCTGAGGGACCCCTCACAATGAACGTATCTGTCCAGTACGATTGGAACGATACGTCCACTGCCAAGCCACCTTCTTATGCTCAGTCATCCGAGGGTGCCCCCGTTATCTATAACGGACGTAACATTACCTACGGCGGCACAAACATCAAATACGGCGGTAATGAAAAACCAATCATGGTCACTGACGTTCAGGGGTCCGGTTACGCAACAAAGGTAACCTATGTGACGATTGGGGAAAACTTTCCACACAGTATTCAGGGAATTGTTTTCGAATTCTCTGTCGCAGGGAGACGATAGATGGCGGGATATACACGACAGTCGGTAGCAGACATTGTTAATGGCGAGAATATTACCGCACCGCCAATTAACGCGGAACTTAACCAAGTACAGTTAGCCTTCTCAGGCGACCAAGGCCACACCCATGACGGGTCTGTTGGCAGCGGCCCTAAGATTGACCTGACAACATCCATTACAGGGTATCTTCCCGCAGTTAATGGTGGTGTTGGCGGCCTTAACAATTTAGACACTGTTATTGACCCGACAGAACTAGACGACGCAAACTCTGGATACTCTCGCGGCTCCATTTGGCTGAACAGCGCAACTAAACGAGTATTCGTATGTCTCGACCAGACTGTAGGTTCTGCTATTTGGCACGAACTAGCGGCGGTAACTCCCCAATCTAGTTGGTCACCGAGAGTATCGGGTACTGTTGATTTAGGCTCGACAGACAAAGCCTTCCGTGATATATTTCTTACAGGCTCAATTACCGCTTCTGCTTTTGATGGCGTTGTTGGTTCTGTTTCCCCAAATACTATTTCCGGTACTACTGTAACTGCTACAGAAGGCTTTATTGGAAACGTAACTGGCGATGTAACAGGAAACCTTGCTGGAGACATAACAGGTGACGTGTATGCCGCGAATGGTACTTTCAAAGTACTTGAAAACGGCTCTGATGGCTCTGACGCATCGTTTGTAGGGTCTGTTACAGGCAACGTAACTGGTGATGTAACCTCGGTAGGTACGTCTACGTTTAGTACCTTAAATGCCACCGACATTACCGCGTCCACTGTAACAGCAGATTTTACAGGTGATGTAACCGGTAACGTAACGGGCGATCTCGTAGGCTCGGTAACAGGCAACGTAACTGGGGACCTAACAGGTAACGTAACGGGCAATACCACTGGTACACACACAGGTCCGGTGAATGCGAATAATACCCGTGTAACGGGCGTTGCTGACCCTCTTGATCCCTCAGATGCCCTTAGTCTTGCGTACTTTAACCAAATTCTGAGCGAGTCTGAGGACGGCATTCAAGCGGACCTCGATGCAGCGGTTGTCGCTAGGGACACCACCGAAGGGTACATGCAGACCACCCTCGGATACCGAAACGAAACAGAACAGTTCCGAGATGAGGCCTATGCCGCGCGGAATATTGCACAGAATAGCGAAACAATTGCGGTACAGAAGGCTGGAGAGATTTCTACTCTGTATGACTCTTCCCAGTATGCGCAGCGCTTGATTGGGAGTTTGATTTAAAATGGCAGAAAAAACACTAGCGTATTGGAACCTCAAGCGTGGCACGGCTGAGAAGGCCCTGACAACGCTTTCCAATATGCTCGACAGTCCGACAACACGCGACGTGATCGTAGTTGTTAAGGCCCTAGAGATTATGGACGATGAAGCCAAGGTCTCTGGCTATGACGAACTAGTAGAGAAACTCATTGGCGCAGCCTCTTCGGTGATGGATTCATCCCTATCAGAAGACGACATGATGTATGTCGTGCGCGCAATTTCCTACGGCAGAGTCCCTTTCGGTTCTGAGGCATGGTGGAAAATCCGCCACAAGGACTCCGAAAACATCGACTGGCACGGTCAGGTCCAAGTTGGTGAACGCACCCTAGAGGCCTTTGGGGACACAATTCTAGAAACTTTCTATGCAGAGGAAACTAACTAATGGCAACTGTTAATTACAACGTTACGGTTGGGGCATACAGCGAAGGTAACCGTTACCAAATTGACGGTGCCAAAACCCCAAACCTTTTCTTGGTCCGCGGAAACACATACATCTTTGATGTTTCAGATGCGACTAACTCCACACACACTTTTGCGTTTGCAACTGCGGCGGATGCTGCGGGAAGCACTGAGTACACTGCCGGTGTAACAGCATCAGGAACACAGGGCACTGCCGGCGCTACAGTAACTATTGTTGTTGCTGACGATGCTCCGGAGTCTATCTTTTACTACTGCACTGCACACGCTGAGATGGCTGCAAACGCTGCCGTTCACATTTCAGGTGTTAGCATTACACCGATTGCGGACAAGACCGCAGTAGCGGACATTGCAGTAAATGATTTCTCTGCCAACGTAAGCATCTTTACGAACACTTTGGCGCGCGAAATTCCTACGAAAATCGACTCCATTGCGTCTGACTTTAAAGATCATATCAACAATAACTTCGCAGACGTGGTTGTTGGCGACGTTAACACGTTCATCGATGATCTTGAGACATACCTGAACGATACTGTTGTTGCGGCGATTAACACTGCAATTGAAAGCATGCGTACAGACGGTACTAAGTTTGCCGCAGACGTTGCTAAAGAGCAGACTGAATTTGAGGGTTCTTTCGAAGCGCGCTTCCAAGGACTAGAAGACGGCCTGTCTAACTATGTGAGCGATGAAGCGTCTTACACAAAAGCGCAGATCGACACTACGCTGTTCACTGGCGCTATTTCTTCTACCAACATCTCGCATGATTCCGACGGTCGCCTCACTTCAATCAAGGGTAACGGCAAACTGATCTGGAACATCACATACGACTCCGACGGCTTCTTGGAAGGCTTCCGCGAGACTATCGATATCGGCGGCGTTCCTGTGACGAAAGTATACAATGTCATCACAGACGCAGAAGGCCTGATCGAAGCCGTAGAAGACATTTCTTAATATATAGGAGACAAGGTTATGGACTTATATCTCCTTAACGAACTTAATAAGTTAGAGTCTGGGACTTCTAGTGGTGGTGGGGGTTCCTCTGGGATGTTCCTTCCCCAAGATATTAATGCAGAAGATACCTGCATCCCTATGATTACCCGTGCGCTAGACCGAGAGCAATCGGATAACTGGCGCTGGCAAGGTAGTAGCCCATACACTTCCTTTTATACCTACGGAGCCGCTGGCGAAAACGACGCAGAGTTTGGCTTTTGGTCCGCGTTAGGCAAAGGTTACCTTGAGGCCACGAAACGCGAGGCTCACGATAGTGGTACTGAGCCTGCGCTGCTATTTAGTGCTGGCGGCCACTATATTGGTACTTTCGCGGGCTACGGAGCACGCTGGACGGGGCAGGGATACCCCCCATTCCGCGTCTCCGTCATGTTTTGGAAGAACACCACAAACAGTACTCTGACTTTAAATGCGCAGTGTAACTTCTCTTCTAATTGGAACAGCGGCCATGATGGTTCCAGCCTATGGGTAGGCAAGCCTAACGCCGTAAATAAGGCCAATGTAACTGACATTAGTTGGCACAGCGACACCTACAGTGGCAGTGCCACAAATTGGGGCGGTAGCGTTTCGAGGAGTGGTATTCAACCTAACGAGACGGTGATCGTTCTGGGTATGAATAGTTTTTACTATCACCAAGATTCTAGCGGAGTCGCTTCATGGCAGGACTTGCACCAGATGAGAAATCTGTATGAGATATGGAACGCAGGTTTCCGTCCTGACTACGATATGTATCGTACTGCCATCCTAGGCCAAGACACTGCAACCGCCGACAGTTACCATGTCAGGGCTGCTCTGGTTTATCGTATGTGCGCGCACTACTTCCCCTCTGAAACACCATAAGGAGACAGATCAATGGATATGGACTTATTCCTATTAAATAAACTGTCGCAATTGAAGGGCGGTGGCGCAAGCGCTGGGGGCGAAGCGACGGGCTACCTGCTTTCTTCGGAAACTCCCTCTAATAACCCGTTCTATTCTATTTATGCCACAAATTCTCGATATGCTTATGATGGGGCGGAATGGAGTAGTAGCCTACCTAGCGGTAGTTTTAGCACAAGCGCCCAATACGGCAGCCAAAATCAGAGAGATATATTCTTCGCGCCTGCCGAATTAATAGACCGACAAAGTAACCACAAACAATACAATGCTACTATGGAGAACCGTAGTGCTAACCAGTCTAGTAACAGGCTCTCTTCGGGCCGGTATCGGACAGAAGACAGTATCAACCAACTGGCGCACCAACTTCGCTGGCACGACAACTATGGTACTTTTGGTAATCGGATTATATTTCTTCGTAACCCCACGGCGTCCTCTATTTCGTCAACAATACGCTGGCAGTTTTCGTGTCGCTACAGTCACTCCCATGATGGTGCGTGTTTAATTGAGTACACGCCTAATAATACGTCCCTGACCCAAATTACGGACGTAAGTATGAGTACGGTATGGAGTTACACCAGCGACACTTGGAACACTGACGCAGGGCACAGTTTTACTCTACAGCCC